GTGCACTGAAGAGCTACACCGGCTCTGGGGCAATGCCCAGGACGTCGGTGTGCTCGCCGGTCCGCGCACGAGCTCCCATGTCACCTATGCTGGTGGCATGAATCCTCGCCAGCTTGATATTTGGCTTGCCAATGCAATGGCTGACATCCCGAACGCATGGTTCATCATGTCGGATTACTCTCGATATGATGTGACCCAGTGCCGAGAAGCCCATGAGCTCGTTTTCGGCATAATGCGCGCTTGGGGTGCTACTGACAATGCGTTGGCGTGGCTTTCATCGGTCGTTGAACCTGTTGGGCGCACCAAGTTTGGTGACCGAATTCGGTGCTTCGACATGATGGCGAGTGGCCGAGATGACACGGCGTACACGAATGCGGTTCTTAATGTGGTGGCCCAGGTTGTTGTATGGGCTGCTGAGGAGCACAGTTGTCGCTTGGTCGACCTTACTTCGAGTCAATGTGCCAGTACATTGTCGCGGATGCACATTATTGTGCTTGGCGATGACATGTTGGCACTGGGCCCGAGACAGATCGACGCAGCGGTTGCAGAGGGGTTGTTTTCGGAACTCGGTCTTGAAGTTAAAATTTCGCAGACACACTATGTTGGCGAGGCCGGTTTTCTTGGTATGCGGCCTTACCCCTCGATTGGTGCACACCGGTGGGCCTGGGGACCAACGATTGGCCGGCGTTTGTACAAGCATCATTTCTCCATCGCTCCGCCTAAAGACGCGAACGCTTGGTTGCGCGGTGTCATTAAGGCGGAGTCGGTTTCAGCTGGGCACGTCCCCGTGCTCAGCCACCTCAATGGGTTGGCCTCGTCCATAGTCGGAGTCGGAGCGGTCACACCTTCGGATTCGATTTATGGCGATCATACGGTTTGGCTTCGCGATTGTGCTGTTGAGCCCGACACCAGTCGGTGGTCGGAGTTCATGTCTCGCGTTTATGGCTGGACCTCGGAGGACTTTGAAGAGTTGTGTGATGCCGTTTCACATGCGTCGCAGATCCATCGTTTGCCCTTGCAGATTGACCTAGCCGGTCTCTGCAAGTGCTTCGATGTTGATATCTGATCCGTGCGCTTTTGGGTGTGTGGGGCCTCGTACGGTGGCCCCAGTGTTGTGTTGGTCGCTTGGATGACCCGAAGCTGATGAGCGTTCGGGCTTCGCGAAAGAGGATTCACTCCTTTCAATGCCCAAATCCAGGCGATCTCGTTCTAAGAATGGGGGGCGTCTTGTCGTCTCTAGTGGGCGGTCGTCCCGTTCCGGCTCGATCGTCCGTTCAAGTGTTCGACGGGGGTCTCGAGGACCAGCTGCCAACTCGGAACCCCATGAGGTCATCAATATCAATGTCAAACAGCCTGCATATTCTCGTGAGGCCGCTATGCCGACGGAGGTTGCAATCCCACGCAAGGTGGTCAACACGCTTATGCAGGATGGCTCTGACTGGACTGATTCGGCGAAGCATTTCAAGTCACTGTTGGTTTCTGCGGAGGATCGTTTCCATGCTTCGATCATCGCTACGCTCCTCGACCCTTCGGTGCCTTTTCCTTTGCCTTGTCCTCGACTTGGTGCCTTCAACAACCATTCGGCGTCTTACTCTGGCCTCATTTATGACGCTGGGGGCATTCGCACGAATGACCTGACGACGAACCCGTTCAACACAACAGAGCAGTATCCTGGAGCTATCCCGACCACTTATCAGCTTGCCCCTGATAGTGAGTTTAGTACTGGTCGCTACGATCGATTCTCTGGTCGGTCGGTGGACATTGTCTCCTTGAATACTTCACCGGGTGTCGGCCCCGACCTTGTCGGGATTGGCCAGCGGGAGGTTTGGTTTGTTTCTGACCCAACAAACCTCACCACACCGTGCATTGCCTTCACCCCTTCAACCTCAGGTAATTATACCGGGATGATCCGTTGGCTCTCCATGAGTTGGCAAGCGGATCCGTACCCGTTTGAGAAGGTCTATAAGCCTGAGGCGCCTGCCACCACACCAATTATGATGGTTGACACGATCAACTCGTACTTTTGTGGTGGTTGCATGCTTGATGTTCACGTCCTCAATCCGAATGCCTTCCTTTCGGTCAGTTTTCAGGTGCGAAACCAGGATAACTACACTCCTCGTTTCCTTGATACTCTCCCTGACCTCTGGACCGTCACGGACGCTGGTTCGGCGCTTTATCTTTCTGATGCCCCCGTTGATGCCGCTGGCGCGCTAGCCATGTACACTGGCGCGTCTTGGCACTCGGGCTACAGTTTTGATCCGGC